AATAATATTTTTTTACTTATTTTCATCAATTAATCTAATTTTTTCTCCAAGTTCTTTATAATAATAATTGTTATATGGAATATTGTTATTTAATGCTTTAGCAAGTGTTTTGTCGCTCATTTTAAGTCCTCTAATACAATCATATTTACAGGAAAATTCTTTAATTAATTTATTATTTAAATCATATTGTCCAACACCATTTTTATATAATAATGGAACCCCATTTATTTCTTCAAATTTTTCTATCAATTCTTCATTACAACTATCATAATAAACATAATAATGACCATTAGATAAAGTATTATTTTTAAATGGATTGTCTAGTGCTGATGAACTTTGATATCCATTGTAGTTAGCTGCCGTTTTTCTATCTAGATATACATTCAATATTTCACTTTGTTTAGCATCTAATTTAGCAATATATCCTAGATTTTTAACTTTTGTTTCTTTTGTTGGTTCTAAAGAATGAATTATATTTGGTTCTAAATTTCTTTCTACTAGTTGCCAACGAAATCCACAATAAATAGTATTCTCTTCAACTGCTTTTGAAATGCTAGGACGTTTAATATTTTTATCTTCATTCATTGCTTCTGTGACAGACTCATATACTTTAATTAATTGTAATGTTTCCGGATTAATTTTTTGAAGCCGTGGTCCTAAATGTGGAACTTGTTGATTAAATCTGGTTACTAGTTTGGTTTCTTGATTATTAAGTTTATTTAGAATTAATTGAATAAAATTTTCAAGAGAACTAACTTTATTTGTTAGCATTTTATTTGATTGGATTAATTCTTTAATTATTTCATTATCATTATTGATAGATTGACCACTATTTTTTAATTTTAAATTTTCAATTTCTAATAATAATTCTCTAACTTTATAATTGTGATTATTAATGTTATCATCTATAATTTTTAATAATATATTGTATGTCAATTCTTTTCCAATTAAAAATAATTCATTTTCTGTTTCGTGATTTTCTAAAGTTTGAATTTTATTAGGATAAATAACTGAATGATGGTGTAAAAAATCTTCAAACTCTTTTGATTTATCTAGTGAAAAACAATCTAATAATAAACATTCTTCATAGTTTGTTTTATGTTCTGAATATCTATTTTGAATTCCTTTTCTTGATTCACCAATTTTAACAACATATGTTCCATTTTCATATGTTTTAACTTTTATGATATAAACTAATGGTCCAGAATTAGCAAATTTATCAAGTAATACCCTTTCTTTTTCTAATCCTTTTTGCATAATTAATTTTGTTTCCATTTCTTTATTTTTTGTATTTTCCATTTGTTGTAATTGTGTTTTTAATTCTTCACATTCTTCTTTTGTTATTTCAAACATAATATTTTCAAGTTTAATAAAATAATCATGAACTTCATCTGCTTTTTTTGTTCCTGCTTTTAGACAAAATTTTTTAAATGTTTCAATATTTAACATAAAAATTTCTTTATTGTGACCTCCTCTATTATCATTTTTTTGCTCTAACTTCTGCGTGAGCAATAATTTATAATCTTTATCAATTATAAAATTTTTCTCTAACATTTGTTTAGATTTAATTTTTTGACTAAATCCAAGCCATTGCCATATATTATCTAAATCAATTACAAAATCATTTTTAGAATCATATTTTAAGTAGCAATAAAAACTTGATAAAAATAATTGTTGTTCGTAATTAGTAAAATTATTTTTTACTTTTTGAACTAATTTAGTTTGATAATTACCAGATAATTTGGTAATTGGATTGTTTTCAATAAGATTGACTATGTCTATGCTCATTTTATATTTTATTATATGAATATGTCTTTATATCGTTTTTTGATTTAAATAATAAAAAGCAATATAAAGCATTATAAATACCTCTTACATATTGTATTTTTTTTACCATATTTAGGGTGTATGTTTTGCTTTACCTTGAGGTAAAGCAACATATGTATTAATATTTATTTTATGTGTATATTTTAATTTTTGTTACCTTCTTTAGTGTATGTTTTGCTTAACCTGAACGATAAGCAAGAATAATTTATACCTCTTACATATTTTAATTTTTGTTACCTTCTTTAGCGTGTATATTTTTGCTTTAATAATTAAAAAATAAACTTAATTATTAAATAGTTTTGAATTAAATATAATAAAATATAATTGTATATATTTTGAAAGACCACCCAGCCCGCTCAGTTGGAATATGCTAACCCGCCCATGCCCGACATAATACGAAGCACGTTATAATTGGTTGCATATACGCGAACCTTTGCCGTCTTGGTTCCTTCAACGGTAGCATTAGACAAGACCAATTGAAGAGTTGCGTTATCAATTCTTGAGAAATTGCACGTGCCTGAGGGTTGGTGTTCCTCTGGACGAAGAGCGAACGAGTAGACATTGATGCCTTCATCAGGGTTGCGAGTGTGTGATTGATAAGGTTGAACCAAAGAGAAGTAAGAACCTTCACGCTCAGAGAAGCGGTCTTGTCCGTTCAATTGAAGCTTAGCAGTGACAACTGGGTTTTGTCCCCAGCAGTGCATGTCCAAAGAGGTCTCAGTAAGAACAAAAGTTCCAGCATCAGAAACACCCGAATTATCAAGATGAGGATTAGTGGTTCCAGATTGAAGAGCATCAATAGTAGCTTGGTCAAGACCACTAGTATTCAAAGGAACTTGGATTCCTCCTAAATTTGCTTCATTGTAAGGGTTGGAAGGTCCGTGCCAGTATCCTGTGAAACCCGGAAAATATTGATCAGGCATATAATCAAGAGCACCGGCATCTTGGAATAAACCACGAGCATCAATAAATGCACGAGAATCAGCAGCAACAGCAGTAGGACCTCCAAAAGCGTGAACGGCGTTAGGAAGAGCATCAACCGCGTCAGTATAGTTGAAAGGTTGAGCACCAAGAACCTTAAACAAGAGAGCATCACAAGTTAAGGATGAGCAGTAATCAACATTTTGATCTGGTTGAACAACCCAGATAAGTTCCTTAACAGGATGGTTAAAGTTGAGCTTAATCTTATTGGAAGAAGAACCAACAGACTCATCACCAGTAAATTGAAGTTGAGTAATCAAATATTCATGAGGATTTTGAGCCATTCTGCGGCGTTCATCAGTGTCAAGGAAAACATAATCAACATAAAGTGAGGCGGCAACCAAAGATTGATTGTAAGCAATAGTAGCAGGAACCGGGCGTCCAACGTTGTATTGACCAGCAGCACCACCATAAGGATTTGAGTTGCAGTTCAAGGTAGTAACTGCCCAGAGACATTCATCAATAGGTCTAATATCAAGGTTAATCTTGACTTCATGGTATTGAAGAGCAATCAAAGGAAGAGCAAGCCCAGGGTTTGTACAGAACCAAAATTGAAGAGGAACATACAAAGTAGTCTCAGGAAGAGCATTACGAGGAGCGCAAACTTGACGAGGAGCCAAGCTGTCGCAAGGAGATTCAACATCTGAGAATGAAGGATCAGTGATGAAGGTAAGTTGAGTAGTGTTACCAATCATCTTGAAGTATCCACGTTGTTGCTCAGAAGTCATAGTAAGTTGGTTCCAAATGTGCATCCAGTCTCCATATTGACGATCGATTCTTTGACCTCCAATTTCAACTTCAACTTGTGCGATCAATTGCTCACCAGGAAAATCTAACCAACGGGCATAAACACCAGTATTTTGTCCTGATGTGTAATTTCCAAGACCCATCAGTTGGTTAATTTCAGGAAGAGTTACTTGCAAGTAAGTTCTGTAAGCAAGGTCACCATTTCTGCTAATAACACATTGAACTCTGCGTCCAAAATCAGCTTGACCATTAAATGTTTGTTCAATAGATTCAATAGCAAAGTTAGTGTATCTACGATAAGTTACTTTCCAAAAAGTAATTTGAGGATTGCCAGTAAGATATACATCTTGGGCACCATAAGCGACGAGTTGCATTAGTCCACCTCCCATTTTATACATTCCTAAAAGAAAAAAATTTTTTGAAAATTAAATTAATTCAATTAAATTAATTAATTCAATTTAATTAATTTAATATAACAATTTTAAAATACTTAGGAAATTATTTTATTTAAATCTAAATTAGTCTTCATAAATTTTGTGATGTAACTATCTTCAAGTACTTCTTTTTTATTTTCATGTGGTTTTGTGAAAACATAAGTTTCTCCTTTTTTTTTAACAGACCAACCATTATCTATTGAATTAAATAACAATAACATTTTTTGAAATTTTATAGCATCCACTTTTATATTATCTTTTTCTAAATCTTTTAAAGAATCTAAATTAATTTTAATGTCCATATTAATTTAATTTTAGAAAACATTACATATCTTTAAACTTAACAACGTGTAATATTAAAAATTATTTTCATTTCTATTAAAATAATAAATTTAAGATTTCTTCTAAACAATGTATTTTTTTAACAAATGATTTAATAATTTGTATTAATTATTTGAGTTTCAATATAAAAATTCAAATAATTGAAATTTAAGTTTATAATTATCAAAAATGTAAATAAAAACAACAATCAATTAAAATAATATTATATTATAATAGTATGAGTGATTCTTTTTATTCTGATTTAGTAACAGTATTACCTGATGAAGTAAAAAATAAATATTTACAAAAAATAGAACATCCAGATAAGATAACATTTGTAGATTTAATAAATATATTAAAAGACTGTGAAAAATATGGAATTCAAATTAATTATAATACATTAAACCAGTTATTACAACGTGGGAATATTCAGACATTCGCAGCACTAGAAGCGTTGTATGACTCTATTCCTGTAATAGAAAAAATGAATTTAGAAGAAAGATTTACAATATTTAATAAAATAGCGTGTAGTCAAGAGAAGAGTTTAACATCATTATATAATTTATTGTTAATGTATAAGGTAATTGTTGAGTTAAAAAATAAGTTAACCGAAGCAACCGAAGCAAATAATGAGGTTGAGTTTAATAAAAATTTTCAGGAACTTATAATATATTTAAATAACACAAATTATTTTAATAAAGTAATATTTTTAAAGTTTTTGCTATTTTTTCAAAAATTAAATAGATATGTAAGGCGGAATATTAGCGATAAAACTGAAGAAGACTTAGAAACAAGAATAAATAAGATAACAGAGCAGTTAAAAGAAACAAGTTGTCAAACAGACACATCTTTTATAGACACTTTATATGATAGTGATAATGTGCTAGATATATATAATATAGTAATTAATAATATTGAAAATCAAAATACTATTCAGGATCCAAATACTATTCAGGGACGACTAGATGATAAAAATATAGAACAATACAAAAGTTTATTTAACTATAATACAAATACAAATACAAATAAAAGTAGTGAAAAAGCGTCATTTTTTGTTGCTTTTCATGGTACAATAATGTTAATAAATGAAAAAGACAAACCATACAAATATTTAACAATAAAAACTCCTAGAAATATGATATCAAATTTGTACAGATGGGGAGAAAGAGGAGAACCAACAATAATGTTTCAAACAATGAAATATTCATGGAAACAATTTTTAATTAGTAAAAATGGACCGATAACTAAAGAAACATTGGATAAATTATTTGATATAACATTAGCTGGAGAAAAAAAAGATTATAATTTTAATGAGACTCAAGAAAATATTCAAACAAACATTAATAATTCTAACATAATACGTATAAAGCATTATAGTGTTGATAGTTCTGACTATAACATATTTAATTCAAAGTATGAAATTCCAACTGAATTAATTAATAATTTGAAAGAAAAAATATTAGAACAAAATCGCACACCTAAACCTAAAAAATATATAAAAGAAAATGGTGTAAAGATACTAAACCCCGAGTATGCCCCATGGTTTTCAACGTTTTTATCATGGTTATCAGAACCATTTGATAGTGCTGAAAGAATAATTCAATTAAATTGTTTATTATTAAATAATAATATTGAATTTAGTGTTTTTAATGATAGTTATCTTAAGTATGGTGATAGGGGGTTTGATTGGATAGGATTATATCTTGATAATCTAAATAACCCAAAACAACAATTACAATCATACTTAAGAGATTATCATTTTCCATTAGACCTTTTTATAAATCCGCAAATTTATATACAAGATTTTGTTTTAGAAAGAGATATATATGCGTTAGAAGATATGAATATAAATATAAGAATAAGAGAAAGACAGGTTCAGTTTACATTGAAAAAAGGAGATTCGTTTGCGTGTAATCCTTATATAATTGAATATTTTATTGAACATTTTGAGTCAATTATAACAATTAGACCAGGATACATTATAAATAATATACAAAATGATATATTACAAGAGAATAATAATATAAGTGTTAATGGTGATGATTTTGGAAGAACATTGACGTGTCCGTCTAAGGGGGTATCTTGTTATAAAGTTACATTAGCATCATTAACTAATTATGAAATACTAAAATTTTGTAGTGATGCAGGTATACAAAGTTGTGATATATACGATACATCTTGTCAATCATTTGGATATATTACTAGATTTGGTGGTAGTTATATTGAAAAAGACGATCCTAATGAAAAAACTAAAGCACAACGTATGCTTACAAAAAGTGAAACAACTGTGTTAAATAGTGAATATACTCCTCGTATAAATAAATTATTATTTGATTTTGAAGATAAGATAAATGAAAGGAGGTATAGTCATATTTTATTAGAATTTGAAAATGCTCCTACAAATGATTCTACAAATGCTCCTACAAATGCTCCTTTAATAGAAGTACATAAAGATTCTCAGGAATTACCCGCGAATACTCCTGTGCTCCCAGTATCATGTATTGAACAACCAGAACAAGAACCTCTTCAAAACCCTGATTTACCCACCCCTTCTGTATGTAGTAATATAATATCATGTAATGATCCAATGTCTTCATCGTGTAATAATTCAAAATCAATATTGTGTAATTCAACATCTAAAACGCAGTGTAATACTATTTTTGAAAAGTTAATATCATTATGTAATAACAATTACTCGAACTTTGAAATCTTAAAAAAATTATTAATCCCTAGGTATAATATAAAAACATCTCGCGAGTCACTTCAGCCTGCTAAACGCAAAAACCTAGAATATTTGGGAACAGATGAACAACCAATAAAAAAAAAATCACCCGAGTATATTGAGTATATTAAACCCAAAAACAAATACCAACAAGATTCAGAACCAGAAACAGAAATAGATGAACCTAAATCAGTAACAAAAAAAATAAAAATTGGAGGTAAAAAAAATACAAAAACACGCAAACATAAAAAATATTCGAATGCAAAAACACGCAAACATAAAAAATATAAAACAAAAACAAGAAGAAGAAAAAATAAAACAAAAAGTTTATAAAATTATAATAAATAAAATAAATAGAATAAATATATTCTATTTATTATTAATTAAAAAATATTTATTTTTTAAATATAAAGGAATGCCATCTTTTAAACCAAAACCCTCAAAAAAAATTAAATATAATAAAAAATCTTCTGTTACTCTTGACATAAAGCATAAAGAATTTTTAAATGAATTTAATAAAGACGAGCATAACTTGATTCCTAATTTAAAATTAGAAAGAAAAAATTTACTTAAAAAAATTGAAGACAATATTAATTTTGAAGAACGACTTGATATTGAAGATAGAATAAAAGAAATTAATGAACAAATTAATGAAATTAAATGTAAAAAAAAAGAATATTTTCTTGATAATTCAAAATATATTTTTGAATATTTTGAAAATAAAAAAAACATTTCAACGGGCACAAAAAATGAGAATTTAACAACAAATAAATCTAAACTTATTAATAATTTTTTTAAAATTAAAGAAGATAAAAATAACAATCCTTTAAGGGATATTGATGAACAAATTCAAAAACAAAATAGTAATATTGTTTTAAAATATTTAAGCAATGTTAGTGATGATTTTTTAGATATAAATAATTATGTTTATCAAACTGATATATGTCAATTTTGTCATAAAGGTGAACTAATACCACTTGAAGAAGATGGTATATTAGTTTGTAATATATGTGCTAGAAGTATATCATATCTAATTGAAAATGAAAAACCATCATATAAAGAACCACCCAAAGAAGTTTGTTTTTATGCTTATAAAAGAATTAATCATTTTAAAGAAATATTAGCTCAATTTCAAGGGAAAGAAACTACACAAATACCGTTGGATGTTATTGAAAATATTAAATTACAAATTAAAAAAGAGAGAATATATATAACTCAAATAACTAACCATAAAACAAAAGAAATATTAAAAAAATTAGGATATAACAAATATTATGAACATATACCTTTTATAAAGGATAAACTTGGAATTAAACCACCTATAATGTCTCCTGAACTTGAAGAAAAATTGTGCAACTTATTTATAGAATTACAATCACCATATTCTAAATTTTGTCCTGATAATCGTGTTAATTTTTTAAATTATTATTATACTGCTTACAAACTTTGTGAGTTATTAGGTGAAGAACAATACTTAGAACATTTTCCAATGTTAAAAGATCCTGAAAAAAGAATGGAGCAAGATATTATATGGAAAAATATATGTCAAGAATTAGATTGGGAATTTATACCAACAATTTAATTTAATCTATATTAAATTTTCACTATAACTACTTGTATTTTAACTTTATCTATATGGAAATAATTTTAATTCACGAGTATTATAAATAGAATAATTAGGGTCATAACTATTAGCACCAACTCCGCTTCCATAACACGTTCCACCTTTTTGCTTTCTACTTTTTTTATTTTTTTTATTTTTTTTACTTTTTCTATATATACGTTGTTTATGTGTTTTTCTATTTACCATTCCTTATACATATTATAAATAAAAAATAATAATATAAAATTGTTTATCTTATATTATAAATCAATTTAAAGATTTGTTACAATATTATAGTTAAAATCCCCCAGGGAACGAAACTAAATTAGCACCGATACCAAATCCGGCCCCACTTCTAGCAGTGACGCCCATCGATGGAATATAAGTGTCTAGAATGCTAAATGTGGCCGCAGCAGTCAACGCAATCAATACAATTTCTTCAACATTTAAAGAACGTTTAGGAATAGCATAAGCAGCAATAGCGACCATTAAACCTTCGACAAGATATTTAATAATTCTTTTAACAAGTTCAGCAACATTAATTAATCCAGTCATTATATAAAATAAAAAGAAAAAAATTTATTTGGATAAATAAAATATATTTGGATAAATATATTTTATTTGGATAAATATATTTTATTTGGATAAATATATATTTATTGCGATAAAATACTTAAATATATATAGTATAATTAAGTAAATGGATCGCACTAAATTAAAACACGCTAAAAAAGGAGCAATTGAAAAAAAACAAGTTAATGGAAAAGAAAATCCTAAATATGTTGATTTATTAGAAGAAGATAAGCCTATTTCTGGACAAAAATTTGTATGTATGTCATTTGTATCTCCTGATAAAGTTTTAAAACAAAAAGAAATTTTTTATTTTGAAGAATTCCTAAAGAATTGGGATTTTAATAAATCAATGGAAAAATTTTTACAATTTGTTAATTTTGTGTCATATAAATATAATATTTCTTTTGAAGACATTAATAAAGATTTAAAAGATTTTGTTCAAGAAGAAAAGAATAATCTCTCTAAATCTAATTTAGCAGATGATTATAAAACATATTTAGATAATAACGAAAGTGACCTTCAACAAAATTTTGATCTTCAAAATAGTTTTCAAACAAACACAAGAGGTTTAAAAATTAGAGGGGTATATCCTACACAAGAAGAAGCAGAATTAAGATGTAAAATGTTAAGAGAAATGGATCCAAATCATGATATTATGGTTGGACCTGTTGGTGTTTGGATGCCTTGGGATCCAGAAGCATATAAAACTGGTCGTGTTGAATATATGGAAGAAGAACTAAACCAACTTATGCATGAGAAACAAAAAAATGAAACAAACGCAAAAACAGAATTTGAACAACGTGTAAAAGAAAGTAAACAAAAAGCTATTGAAGAGAATATTAAGAAAGCTGAAAAAACTGGTAATACATTATCTCAAACTATTGATCAAAATGGTAATCTAATTGGTGTAAATAATGCTAGCACAACTGAAACATTACTTGGAGAACAAGAAAATATATCAACTGCTGATATATGTAAAGAATTATTTGATAGTGAAAATATTGTTGTTGGAAAAACTGATTATGGTCAAAGTCAATTAAAATCTGGACCATTTGCTAATAAAAAATAATTAGAATAATTAGTATTTAAAACTATAATAATATAACAATTATGAAAATATGTTATATTATTTCAACTTGTAATAAATATCTTAATACACGGGTAAAATATCAAATGGACACTTATTTAAAACATGTAAATAAGGAAGATATATTTTATTTAACATCTAAACCTGATGAAACTAAACGACATTATGGTTGGCATTGTATGGATGATGAAAAAAATATTACTTGGAAATATATTCATTTTATTTACAATATGAAATTTATTTTAAATTATGATTGGTATATATTTATAGATGATGACACATTTGTATTTATAGATAGATTAAAAAACTTGCTAGAAAAGTATGATTCAACTGAAAATTATTATATTGGTAATGAGTTAGATCATATTAAAAATGAGTATTGTTTGTATATGTCAGGGGGGGCAGGATATGCTATTTCAAATAGTTTATATAACATTTTATATAAATATGTTCAAAAAAATGGAATAAATAATTCACATAAACATTGGTGTGATGATTTGTGTATTGGATTATGGATTGATGAACTAAAAAAAGAACATACTATTATTCAAATTGATAACAAAAACTTTTTAATAGACCAACACAAAAATGAAGACGACTTAAATAATTCAATTACTATACATAAAAATATGACTGAACAAGATAATAATTTTTATTATAATATTTCTCATAAAAATGATAAAGAAAAAAATAACAAAGATACTGCTTTTGTTTTAATAACAGATTTTTTTTATTTTATAAAAGTTAGAAGAACAATAATTGATTTAAGAAGTAAAGGAAACTGGAAAGGTGAAATTATTTTAATAACAATTGATTTTTCATTAAATCAAAATTTTAAAGATTTTTATAATATAATTGAAGTTAAATTTGATAGTATTAATAAGAGTGATTTATTAAATAAAATAGGTTTAAATGGATTTACTAATTCTGATAAGAGAGAAATAGAAAAACTAAATCAATGGGAAAAATTACATGTCTTTGATGACTATTTTATGAATTGGAATCGTATAATATTTCTTGATGCTGGATTAAGAGTATTAGATGATGTGAAATATTTACTTGAATTAGATTATAAAAATAAAATTTTGGCTCCAAAAGATGGAAAAAATTATGAAAATCAACAATTTAGTTGTCAATTAAGCTATGATAATCCTGAATTAATAGAAAAAGTTAAAAAAGATTTTGGTGAAGATATTTTCAATGAAACATATTTTTTAAATTGTATTTGGATATATGATACTAATATTTTAAAACTTTGTAATAAACAACAACTTATAGATGCTATGAATATTTATACTTTATGTAGAACAAATGAAATGGGAATAATGAATTTATTATTGCGATTTAAATATAATTTGTGGGAACCTTTTCCTTTTAAATTACATTCAGGTAAAATTTTATTTGATTGGTGTGAATTAAATAATCAAAATACAACATGGCGTGATTATTGTTATATTAAATATCCTGTAACTATTTCTATGTCTTTTGATGATTGTTAAATTAAATCAAGTTTACCATTTACTTGTTTTTTTTACATTAATTTTAGGTCCGCCTCCTTTCTTTATTATTTTACTAGGGTCATATTGTTCTTCTTGATCTTCATCTGGTAATCCCTTAGATAATTCCCAGAATTCTTTAGATCCTAATCTAAAATCATTATGTTGATCTGCTTTATACCAAAATACTTGATCATTTAACTTATTAGACTTTGAATTATTATGTATTACAAGGCACTCATAATTTTCAGTACATTGATCCATTACTTGACAAAAAGATTCAAACGTTGGAAACATACCAGCATAATTTTCATATATACGTCTTCTATTTGCTATATAATTTTCACGAAGAATAAAAACATAATCTATATTAGTTCTTAGTGTTGGTGGAATACCCAATGGATATTGCATTGTTATTACCAACATTATTTTCCAATGTCTCAATTATACCATTTTCATTTAGACATTTCCTTCTAAAATCATTAAATCTATACTTTTTAAATGGGTATAGCATTCTCTCGAATGGGTTTAGACTATATCTTAAGATATCATCAAAGTTGGTTAGACTCCTCAATCCCACGAGCATTTAGTCGTTGAACAGCCATCATATCCTTACCTATAACGGAGTTAGATGACTTGCTGCGGATTGTCTCTATTTTATACCTTTTTACTTTACCTTATGTAATTAGCATAAGCCATTATTATATTTCTATAATAATTTAGTAGTATAAACTTATCAAGATATTTCCGCAATTTGGACGTGTTGCATATTGAATATAATAAACAATATACTAGCCATTTTTTTGAAATGACTTTTAGGCAAACATTTTACCATTCATAAATAAAAGTCTCATTAATTTATCACGAGCCCACGTATTATCATACAAACAATCATCTAATATAACAAATGCTCTTGGATCGATTGTAGTGCGTTTATATGTTTCCATTTCTTTTTTAACTTGTTTTAAAACTGTTCTTTGACGTTTTAAAATATTTTCAATAATAGCAGTATTGTATTCATTATGAATAAATAACCTTGGAACCATTTTTCCATAAAATCCATTTCCTTCTTCTGTTCCAGATATAACTGTTCCAATTGGAATATCTTGTTGATAATACAATAAATCTCTTACCAAAAATGATTTACCTGTATCACGTTTACCAATTAAAACAATGACCGGACCTTTATTTTCATTAGGTTTAAATTGAATACTTTTCATATCAAATTTTTTTAGTTCCAAACTCATTATATTATAAATTAAAGAACTTTTTTATTTATTTTTTAACGAACAATAAATTACTATAATTAATTACTATAATTAATTACTATAATTAATTACTATAAATAATAAGTTAAAAATACATATAATTTATATTTTAAATAGCTAAAGATGATTAATATTAATTATCAAAAAAGAAAAAATATTGAGCTTTTTAAAACTTTAGAAGAACCAACTTTTATTTATCTCTCTAATACTCAAAATTACATACCTATTTATAAAAAATTTTTTAATCTAAATGATACTAATTTTAATAATATTAATTTAAATAATAAATTGTATATTTCAGATGTAAAAAATAAAATAGAAGATAATGATAATTTATTTAAATGTAAGTTGAAAAATGCAGAGACTAATAAAATTACAGATAAAGAAGTTTTTTTTAAGTTGGCACCTTTATTAGACCCTTTTAAATACCTTATTGGTAAATATAATATTAATGATACAACACTTTTTAATTTACCAAAAATAAATTCAACTATTAAAGATTGCAATTCTAAATTAATTGATGTAAATAATTCTGCCTATATTGATGGTTTTTTTGTATTTTTAACAAGTAAAATATTATATACACATCAATTTATTCATGGTCTTGATTATTATGGTTCTTTTCTTGCTATTAAAAAAGATTATAAAATTAATGTATTTGATGATATTGATTATTTAAATAGCTCTGATTTTTTTAATAAAAATAAAAATACATTATTTACAATTGATAACTATGAACATTTATTTCATGATGAAACAACTAAATTAGAACCAATTAAAATTGGTAATGATATTAGTTCAAAATCTAGATTATCAATTAAATCAGTGGATAATGAAATATTTCAAGATATATTTGAAAATAATAAAAATAACTTATTTGAATTTAAAGAGTTATCTTTCGATTTAATTGATATAACTAACAATAATATTTTAAATAATGACCATAAGGTCACATTAAAAACTAATTCAACGTGTTCTTCTCGTTCTTCATATACAAATGATGAAGTTGATAACACTAATGATTGTGATGTTGAAAGTAATGAGGAGTTTGATTCTGTATCTGAAAAATTAGATGAAAACACTAGCAGTATTAGCAGTGGCGATAATACAGAATGGGAAACAGATGATGATAATAGTTCATTTGAAGAGGAAGAAGAAAAAATAAATGTAATTATCCCACAATTTCCTGTACAACTTATTGCGATGGAGTATTGCAAAGATACATTAGATGAATTAATATTAAATAATAAATTATCAAATGATGAATGGTATTCAGCTTTAATGCAAATAATTATGATATTGATAACTTATCAAAAATGTTTTAATTTTACACATAATGATTTACATTCAAATAATATAATGTATAATCATACAGATACAAAATATATCTACTATTGCTATAAAAAAAAATATTATAAGGTTCCAACACATGGCAGAATATTTAAAATAATTGATTTTGGAAGAAGTATCTATAAATTTGATGGAAAATTATTTTGTAGCGATAGTTTTCAAATTGGTGGTGATGCATCAACGCAATATAATACAGAACCTTATTTTAATGATAAAAAACCTAGATTAGAACCAAATTATAGTTTTGATTTATGTCGTTTAGCTTGTTCAATAATTGATTATGTTGTTGATGATTTTGAAGAAATAAAAGATTTAACTAAAATTAATGACCCAATACAACGTCTAATTTTTGAATGGTGTTTAGATGATAAACAGATTAATATGCTTTATAAAAATAATGGAGAAGAGAGATATCCTGATTTTAAATTGTATAAAATGATAGCAAGATGTGTACATAATCATACACCACAAGCTCAATTAAAAAGACCTGAATTTGATTCATTTTCAAAATTTAATAATGTTATTAAAGATACAGATTATGTAATAAATATTGATAATATACCGTCATATATTTAAAATTATTTTATTTAGATTAAATTTATATAATATTTTTATTATATAAATGGATTTATTTGGTTTTATTATTACAAGACACGTTAACTCTGAAAAAACTAATAATTATTGTAATAATTCTGTAAAACTAATAAGAAGATTTTATCCATTCATAAAAATTGTTATTATTGATGATAATAGTAATTATGAATTTGTTAAAGAAGAATTTAATTATACAAATATTGAAATAATTAAATCTGACTTTCCAAAAAGAGGTGAATTATTGCCATATTATTATTTTATTAAATATAAATTTTTTCAAAATGCTGTAATTATACATGATAGTGTATTTATTCATAAAAGAATTAATTTTCAAAAACTAAATAACATTAAAGTTTTACCTTTATGGCATTTTAATCCAGATAAAGAAAATATAAATACTACTAAAACTATAATTAAAAGTTTAAGCAACTATATGTCTATTGAAAACAAACTTTCATTAGAAAATAGTTTACTTACAATGCCACACGAAAAATGGTATGGATGTTTTGGTGTTCAATGTTATATTAATTTAAGATTTCTTGAACACATTGAAAGTAAATATAAAATTACTAATTTAATTTCACAAGTTCAATGTAGAAGTGATCGTTGTTGTTTAGAGAGAATTTTCGGTTGTATATTTTTTACAGAATATTCAAATATAATTAATCAAAAATCATTATTTGGTGATATAATGAAATATCAAAAGTGGGGTTATGATTACGATGAATATATAAATAACTTAAAAAAAGGTAAAATTCCAAAATATGTTGTTAAAGTTTGGTCTGGACGTTAATTTTTTAAAATCCTGGATTGTCTGTAAAAACAGGAGTAATCTTTTGAATACTATTAACAACCGGATTAATTTGATTAATAACAAAATTTGATATAATAACACTAAAATAAACTAATAAAGCATCTCTTATTAAAATTTTCAATGGTTTGCTTTCTTTTTCAATAAATCTCATTTCTATAAATTTAACTATAAAAAATGTAATTGATATTATTGCCGCTATAATAAATATATTTTCCATTAATAAAATATTTTAGAACAATCTTATTTGTGTTTTTACGCAATTTATTCTAAAACTTCTATATCATCT